TTAACTTGTTTTAATGAAGCAAGAAATGAACTGGCATTTACAAAACTGTCAGTATCAAAGAACCGACAAAATGCGACATCTTCCTTTATACTTTCATCATTTACTTTCACAAAGCTTACAGCATAAGTGATTAAGTAAAAGTTCATTTTTTAGTAAATGCGTCTATGCTTGGTTTCAGTCCATAGATTGCACCGAAGATACCTACTATTAACCATTGATACCAACTTGGAAACTTACCAAAATAATCAAAGAATAAATCTAATTTAGATTTGATATTAATATCATCACTAATGACTGCGTATGACAAAACAATAATTGGAATACAAACCACAATCAAAACAAATTCATCTTTCCATGACTTGTCTTGTTGGTCTGCTACATCTCTTTGATATTCAATCTCACCTCTAGCCATACGTTCATAGTATCTACGTTCAGCTTCAGATTCTAATAGTTCTGATTGCTTATGATTTTTGTAAATCTCAGCACCAGTTTTAACTACTGTTGGTATGATATTCCACCACATATTAATCTACTGCACAAATTGAAATAATCGCACTACCACCACCATGATGAATGAAAGCTATTTTGTCGCCACTCTTAAAAGAAAATATTTCAGTACCAACTACCAAGACATCTTCTGTTGTTGAAGTTGGGTTTGCACCGAACTTAACATGAGTTCCACCAGTTACAGATATTCTTACCAATCCTGATTGTGTTATAATAGTTGATGACTGTGCAGATGTATTACCAACAGTATGACATTCTGGGGTAAAATCTGGGTCTATTGTAGTTACTACGTAGTTTGACATATAAAACTCCTTAAATTTGCCTATTTAAACCGACAAATTACCCCTTTTTTTTGATATTATAGGTTCATTTGTCTTGTATCGTAATTTTAAAGCCACTATGCCTTAAAATGCGTTTAAATGATATTATCTACTTTTAGTTGTATCTATTAGTAGTTCTATGTAGTGTTTTGCTTTTTCTAAATCAGCAATACCACCCTTCTCTTTAAATCGTAACACATACTTTATGATATTACCTTCACAAAATCCAATATTATTTTTTAATATAAATTCTATTGGTTGAATTTTGTATTTCTTGTAGTGGTTTCCACCAATTTGCTTTTTTAATGATTTCATAATACCTCGTAAACTGTTCTGTTATTAGCTTTAAAGGCACGTAAATACATTTTTCTATTTCCTGATTTATTGTATGAGATATGAACCCAACCTGAATTGATTTCTTCTGGTTTCCAAAATTCTAAAATACATTGGTCAAATTCTAAATGATTAACAACCCAGTCAGCTAGTTCTTTATTTGGCACTCCTAGAACTTCGCAATCAACAGCTTGTCCAAGAGTGTGTTGAGATGTTAGAGAACTTCCTATGGCTTTGCATAATTCAGGAGAACGATAGCCAGAAGTTATTTTGATGTCGCCAAATTGATTTATGATTGGATTGATAACTTCGTAGATTAATGTTTGTAGATTGATTAAGATTAAATCGGTAGCTTCGTTTGGAATGTTGAGTCTTGTGGCAGTCTCACTAAAAAGTAGTTCCTTCAAACTTACTTCTCTCATATATAGATATTGTTATCCCAGTCGCCATTACGTTTAAGATAAAGTGGAGTAAGAGATGGCATACCATTAGTAATTAGTCCACAAGATAAAATAGGTTTTTTTAAATTAAGTCGCATATATTTCATGCTAAGTGCTTCTTTATCAATTAAGCAACCTACAGTCATACCAAAGTTTAGATGGAAATCGTTACCATGAAATCTTACTTCACTTATCGTATGATAATGACCCTGACAAACTGAGACTGCAAATTGAGCAACAGCTTTAGAAACATCAGGAGAAAATTGATGTCCAAAAAGTATTCTTCCTTTATCTGTGTCTATAAAATGTTTTTCTTTCCATTCCCAACCTTTACCAACTTCTAAAATTTGATTGTAAGATTTAATAAAAGATTTAGTCATTCCTTTTGCCATAGCACGTCTTAAAACCATAGAACCATGATTTGATTCTAGCAAAGTCATTTGTGGGAATAGTTTATGAAGTTTATGAATATCTTTTTTACCAAGTTCTAATTCATCTTTTGGACTTGGTAAATCTGGGTCTATTGTATGAGATACGTTAATAGAATGAAAATCCATTTCATCACCAATGCAGACTACTGTATCTGGTTTATATTTAGCTTTTAGTTTTGTAAGAAATCCATGCCAAGATTTATGTGCGAATGGAAAATGAAGATCGCTGACTACTAATATGCGTTTGTTCATAAACTAACTACTAGTTGTATTTGTTAAAACTTGCAATACTTACTTAGCAAGAAATATTGTAATCAAAGCCAAAGCCAAAGAACCAGTAGCTACAAGTATAGACCAGTAAAGGTTCTCTACCTTTTTTTCTAGTTTATACATTGATGTACTGAGTATTCTTATTTCTCTTTTAATTCCTGTGATATGCCCCTTGAAAGCTATTAACTGTTCGTTTTGTGTTCTTGCCATTGTCATTTTGGCATTTGCAAGACTTTAGCAAGAGACACTCACCATTTGCTAGTTTGAAAATGCACATTAAATTTTTGTGCATTAATATCAAACTATTGTGTTTTAATAAAGTTATTTTTTGTAAAATTTTTCTACTGTGTCTGCGTAGTTCTTCCAAAAGCTTTTAACATCTTCAAAAGCATCTGCATAGAATTTAGACCAATAGTTCTTAATGTCAGAATAGTTTAACATTGAGTTCTCCTTTGAGTAAAAGTTATTTTCTTCAGTCGTATATACCATGCAAGGTATATAGGTAGTCTTTGCAGAATTACAATTACTTAATGTTTAAATGTTCTTTAACTGACTCTATAATGTATTTGGCTATCTCCCACTTCCATTCTGCATATAAGCCAAGCACTAGTCCAATAATGAAATATATCATGCAATAGTTATGTCAAAGATTTGAAAAAAAGTCAAAACACTTGTTCTTAAAGACAGATGGTGCTGGGAATTTGAGTTTTGATTCTTTGAGTTTCGCAACACCTTTAGCTGTAATTGGAAATGCTACTGCTGGTTCTGAAATTAGATTGCCTGAAGATACTGACAATGGTTCAAACTATGTTGCTTTAAAAGCACCAGATACAATCGCATCAAATTTAACTTTAACTCTACCAAGTGCAGACGGAACTTCAGGTCAAGTGCTTCAAACAAATGGAAGTGGGGTTTTGTCGTTCAGTTCACCTTCCAGCGATTTTGTTTTACTTGCCACTCAGACTGCAAATAATACTGCATCAATTTCTTTTGATGGATATTTTACATCTACTTACAATGTTTACATGTTTCAATTTTATAATATTGCTAATAATGGAACTAATATTGCACCATTTGTAAGATTTAGAAGAAGTAATGCTGATATTACAGCTTCTAATTATAGGTACACAAGACACAATATAGGTAGAGATGTTAGTGGGGCTTTCAACCAACATGGTGGAGAAACTGGACAAAATAGATTTGATTTATTAGATGGTTATGCAATTAATGGTTCCGCAAGTGAGTATTTTAGATTGCAAGGATTTTTTTATTTATACAATCCACTAAGTACAGATACTTATAAAATGATACATGGTTCAGCAGTATTTAATAATGGAGATGATGCTTATTTAGAAGATTTAAGATTTTCTTGTAATTTATCTGATAGTGTTGATGCTTTATCAGGAATAACATTTTATACAAATACAGCAGATTATACTTATGGAACATTTAAACTATATGGAATTAAATAAATGAAAAAATTATTAGTAACACCAGAAGGTATTATTGAAACACAAATGACTTCTGAAGAAATTGAAAAACAAAATCAAGATTATATTGTTTGGCAACAAAATAAAATAGCTAGAGAAGCTAAAGAAGCACAAGAAAAAGCTAGAAAAGAATCAGCTATTACTAAGTTAAAAGCACTTGGTTTAACTGAAGAAGAAGTTAAGTCTATTCTTTAGGATATTTAGTTTTAATACTTGCAATTCTAGTTTTCCAAGAATCTAAACCACTATGATAAATCTCATCTAATTGAGATATAACTGTTCCATATTCATTACGTCTATTTTCGTAAACATCTTCTAATGCTTGTAGTTCAGATTGTTTATCTAGTATTTGTTGATTAGTAATATTATTTGGGTTTCCATTATGCCAAACAAGTGTATTTATATCTTCTCCAAACACACTTACTTGTGCATCTGGTTTAATTGCTAGTATTGCATTACATATTTTTATTTTCATAATTAACCTTTAATTTCCATTAACACCATTGATGCTGTGTGAGAACTAGGGTCAAAATAAAGAGTGCCATTAGTTTTACCAAACAAAGTATATGTTCTTGAAGAAGTTGAACTTGGACTATCTAAATAATTAAGACTTGTCATAACATTAAGATTTGCAGTTTGTATTGCCCCTAATCCATTTGTTTCAGATGACATTAATGTTCCATTTCTATCAATATTAAATGCAGATGTGTTAGTTTGTTCAACAGTAAAATTTACAATAACTAATATTTTATTACTTGCTGATGATGGAGTAATAGAAGCAGAAAAACCAAGAGTTACAAAACTGCCTGATGTTATTGTAGAAGTTGTTGTGCTTGTGGCACTTACAACTTGAATAACTTGTCCAGCACTCGCCGAAACACCTGCAAAACTTAAAACCCCACTTCCATTTGTTTGAAGGAAAACTACTTAGGAAATTTATTCTTTACAGATTCTATTGATTTAAGCCAATTCTCAGTACCATTAACTTTATCCCAGTATAGCATATCAAGTTGGTCAGGTATGGAAGGATAACTATTTGCTCTTTGGCTTCTTATGCCTTGTATTCTTTCATATTCAATAGCTTGTTCTTCAAAGGCATCTAACTGTGCCATTGTAGGTTTAGGAATATCAAGATTCCATTCAGCTATAAATGCACCTTTACCATCTAAATTGTCTTGTAAGATAACATCTTTAGTAAAATCTATTTCTCTATTTGCGTATAGTTTTATTTTAGTTGATAAGTTTGCCATAATTATAATAATTTAAATGCACCCCATTTTGATAATTCAAGTTGAAAAACATCTCCTGAACTATTTGCTTTTTGCGACATACCAAAACATTCTAAATAATCAGTTGAACCATTCATTTCTATAATATGAGTAACATGAGAAGTTTGTGTACTAAAACCTGACAAATAAGTTCCTGAAGTATAATCCATTCTTAATGAATTATCACTTGCAGTAACAGCTGAACCATTTTTATAAATTCTAGTTGTTGAAATTTGATTATCACTAGCACTTCCTGAAGCAGATATTCCACCATATACAAAATATTTTCCAGCTACATTTGGGGTAAAACGATAATTAACTGAATTGTCATAACAACTGGCTGTATCAAAATCTTCTGTATTAGCTTGTAATTTTACAAAAGTACCATTTGCTACTGATTGATTTGAAGATAAGTATGCTTGAAAAGATGGAGTATTAGTTCCACCTACTCCTGCAACCAAATTAGCTTTTGTCATTTTTCTTACAGCAGTTGCACTATCATCATAGATTAAAACCAAATCTGAATCTGCAATACTTGTTTCAACAGTTGCCCCAGTAAAAGAAGTCGTGGGCAAATCACTACTGAACGACAAATTCCCAGCACCATCTGTCTTTAAGAACTGACCAGCAGTACCATCAGCAGAAGGTAGAACCCAAATTTTATCAGCACTCAAACTAGCAGGTGCTTTAAAGCCAACATAGTTAGTTCCATTAGCAGTCGTTTCACTAAAACGAATTTCTTTTTGATTTTGTAAAATTAAATTAACAGAAGAAGTAAGAGAAGAATCTGAAAGTGTTAAAACAGTTCCAGTAGCAGTAGTGGTTAGTC